AATGGGATAAAAAACTTTATAAGTAGATTCAATTATTTAGGTGGTTTGATAGAGAATTTGGGAAAATTCACAGCCTCCTCACAAGGGAATGAGATGAATGGTTTTTTCATATTGAATGGAGAACCCATTGTTTCAGTCTGGAAATTTGGCATTGCTTACTCTTCATTACAAACTTCTGGTAATATTGGTGAGGATCTCTTGTCATGTGTCAGCAAATGCAATGACCTTTACAGAAGAGGTGGAAGCTATTATCTTTGCTCAATACTAGGTCTAACTCTAATGACATTTGTTCTGGATGCTTACAGACTATGGTCATGTTATTCTTTCCCAGAAAACGTGGAGACTGAGAAGTTTATCTGGGAACTCCCTCCTGAATTACTAGGCATACCAGTCATAGACCCAGTCACTGCTATCATAAGCCCTATTGGGACTAGAATATCATCAATAAGAGCGAATTCGCTGAATGTAGTGGAATCCTTAAATTATATTCGTTTTCTTTTGGAGTCTTCTCTGACATCTTCTAGATACGATCAAACTAGAAAAGAACATGAATCTGAGGAAATAATAATCACTGAACACACACATACTGTAGAAACGTTGGAGGGTTTGAGAGTAGGTTTAAATGCAAGATTACCACCAACCGTGAATGGATTGATTGGAGCTTTAAATAGAAGAAATTATGACACTAGATTAGCTATGGAAATAGGTGAAATAATAAAGGATCATCATGGGAAACCTACTAGGAGTAAATATAATCTAAGATCCATATTGTGTTCTTTGACAGAGGCTTTACAAATTCCAGTGAAACATGGGACAGCATCACGATCAGTTTTTGATCAATTTAAAGATGTTGCACATAGTCCAAATCATGCATTCATGAAAGTATCTGATAATTCATTCTTCCCAAAAAACATGAAAGGAACCAAAATATCTTTAAATGATCTAAGGAATTTTATAAAAGACACTGGGGCTCTGAAAGAGATGAGAGATAGATTTTTACAAACAATAAATATTGCCAACAGTTTCTCTCCTGCTATAGGGAGGTTGCTACAATTTCTTGTAAAAGAGTCCAATAGATGCAAAATAGTGTCTGATTATATGTGGTCTTGCAATTTGAGTGTAAATAGATCAGACTTTGATTATGATGAATCCAAAAGAGAGAAATCAAGATTCAAAAATACTAGAAGACGTCTTCTCGCTTTATACCCTGATGCGACCAATGATGAAGCACTTTATGTGAATTTTGATGAAATCAAAGCCGAACTCTATAGTCGTTACTCAAGAAATGACAAAACTCTAGACAAGACATTGAGATATATAGTTGAAGAGACTTATGGTGAAATGGAAGAAGATGAAGCATTGATGCAAAGTGAAAATACTGTGAGCAGGCTCAAGTCTCTTATGCCAGTTAGACAACTCCTATACACAGAATCACCTGCTGGTGTCCATGATAGGAGCCATGACCTCATTAATTGGTTGCGCATGAATGCTAAAGATGGATTTGTCTTCTCAACAACTTATAAGATTTCTGAATTTGCAATGAATCTCAGTAACACAAATCCCATTAAGGATTCTCAGGATTTAAAAGATTTGAATTTTGATCACGAGGTTTATGGTAGTATGTTCTTGTCACCTCCAGATGTGCTGGAACCTAGCAAATTTGGGGTATCATACAATCAAGTGACAGACACAGCAATTAGAGTATCAAGGGATAGTGTCTTTAGGAATGATGGAATATTGTCAATTGAAGCAGAACAATTACTCATCAGTGGCAGGTCAAAAATGAGGATTGATTGGGGAATTTATGTCTCAAAAATCTCAAAATTACCCACATCCACTTGGTATGGTAATGCACATTATCGAGTTAAATTTAAAGGCATCAGGTCACACATGCATGGGTTGGAAAGTTGTTATATGACTGGTTACACCATAAAAAGATCTTTCTCCAGCAACTACACTCATTTGATAGTTGTATTTTGTAACAATAAAGCTTTGTCCACCAAAATTGGTTCAAAATCTATGAAAGTTCTTGATGATTTCAAAAGTGATCTTAAATTTTCCCAAAATGACTCAGAACATGATTCTTACCGTGTCATTTTTGTAGACAAATATACAATCTTTAGGTTGAGATTACTTGGTGCAAGAACGTTCCTTTCTATTAAAGATGGTGAGAAAGAGTACTTCACACCCACTGTTGAAACTTGGAATCTAAACCAACCAGAAGAAGAAGGTTTATCATATCTCATGAACATCAAAGAATTTCAAGAAGCTCATGTG